GTGCACAGTACCCTGCAACGTTTCCAGCAAGGGCTGATTTCCCCATTGAAGGCCTACCCGCAATGATTGTCAGATCTCCCTGGCTCAACTCAACCATGCTATCAACTGCCCTAATCCCTGTTGCTGCAATTCTTGCCCCGTCTGGATCTTGGTATCTCTCCTCGAGTTCATGCATCACTTTGGGAATCAAGTCCTTCACTGGTGTGAGTCCTTGCTTCCCAACCCCCTGACTTGCACTTTTGACGGTTTGGTTGAGTAGGTTTGCCATTTCCTCAGCTGGCATTGATTCATCCGCTTGCTTGATCACTTCAGCAACCTTCCGCTTCATTGCTGCTTGTTGCCCTTGCTCAAGCAACCGTGTTGCCCAAATTGCGAGGTTTTCACTTGCTGGGGTGTTGTACACCAAATCCGACAACCACCGGGTTTGGCTCTTTTCCCCCCATTCTTTGAGTTGCTCATTGACTGCAATCTCATCCACTGGGAGGCCTTTTTCGTAGACTGAAATCGAGGCGTCATACACTTGAGCAAGTTTGGGGTTTGAGAAAAACTCCGGCTCCAAGGCCAAAACCTCGGGAGGCCAATTCGTCTCTTTGAGCAACATGCACCCAAGGACAGATTCTTCAAGATAGGTGTCCATCAGTAATCCCTTTCAGGAGGCACAGCCTCTTTCATGTAACAGGGGACTGGATCCAATGATTGTTGTTTCGGTTTTGGTGGGTTTTCGGCAAGCTCTATAAATTCAGTCACTTTGCTTGAATTGCGGACAATCAGGTCTAGACGATCAAACTTTGTGTTTCTGTCGTTTTCGCCTTGGTACCATGGTGAGGCGTGGTTTCCATCTATTGCCTTGCATAAATCCTCAACCGAATAACCCTCCGAAAGCCTTTCCTTGATAAGTTTCCATTCTTTCCCTGACGATTTTGGCCTTGGGTGGGCTTTTGGATGGTGTTTTTTGTAGTGATTGAAAACCGCTAAAATCTCTTCTTTGTGATTTTTGGATTCTGCAACTCCTATTTCCTGTTCCTGTTCCTGTTCCTGTTCCTGTTCCTGTTCCTGTTCCTGATTCGGCATACCCTTTCGGCAACCATCCGCGAAGGGTTTCAGATACCCTTTCCCTAACCGTTTCAGATACCCTTTAAGTGCATGATAAGCCTCAATTTTTAGACTGCATTCGGGCAGTTCATCCCAGGTGCCTCGCCAGCTTTTTACAACGTTAGGATTTTCGGGTTTGTTGTACCTAATTGCATTGGGAATCCACACCAAAGGGGCACTCCAATCTGCCTTTGCCATACCCTTCTGGGATAGTTCCCGAAAGGCTTCACGAAACCCTTTAACTACCCACCCGAGTCTATTGGATATTTCGTCCTCGCTCACTTCGTAAAGCCCCGGGATGTTTGTTGTGTGTTTATTTGTAAGCAAAAAAACCCACAATGTCTGAGCATTTGGTTGTGGTTTGGAAAGGGAGCGGAACTTCGCGTCCCCCCACATTCGGACATCAATCTTGCGATATCTGGCCATTTTTTGGGCTTCCATTCTCTGCGATATGGACCACGACATCTTTGAGCCAGTCAATCAGCGTTGGGACCTGCTCAAGGGTTAAAAAAATTCTGTCCGGATCATCCCAGCCGCACGACTGCTCAATCGTAACCCCACCATCTTTGTTTGGGTAAATCTGCAATGCTTCCATTTCCCATTTGGCCATAATCGCCTCAAATCCCCACCGGCGCCCAAAGGGCTGTGCAGACTCGGCAAAGAGTCACCCAGTGGGCGACCGGTGGAAGCTCAAAATCCTATGTGAGTCCAAGTCTGCACGCCGGATGTTGTCTCAAAATCCCGATTTAATGTCTAGGGAAAACTGAAAAAAATCTGCTCCATTTTGGTGCACACGTACTTTTCGAGTTGAGAGTGCCTTTTCTATCGAAATTTTTTTCTTGGAAATGTCGGAGTCTCAGTTTAGAGTGATTTTCGAGTCAATGAGTCTTTCAACACAAAACGCAAGTTGACCGCGCGCGGTCTGCCAGGCCACCGAGGGGCGGTCCGACTCAACCTCCCTCGGTGGCCTGGCACTTTCGGAGGGTTTTCAAATGAGAGAGTATCTTTTGACATTCGGGGTCACAACGCCCGATGGGTTGCAACACGTGGAAGCAATGATTGAGGCTGTGTCCTCGCATGAGGCAATCCGCAGAGCCAGAAGAATCCTCAAAAAGGATTTGAGAAAAAACAAAATCAAGAGTCACGCAATTGAGTGTGAGAATTGTGAGGTAGTGGAATGATCAGCGGAACTATTGAACGGCCTTTGTGTCCAAATTGTGGTCATAAGTTGAGTTGTAGACTATTTCAAAGAGATTACGAGTGTGATCTTTGTGGGAAGAATTTTCCACGGGAAGAATTATCAAACAACACTCCACAACAAGCAAAAGACACTGGAATGATGCGTTGCCCTTGGTGCGATCACACAATGGACAAATACTCCATCCAATGGAAATCCCCAGAGCAATGCGTGTGCCCAAGATGTAGATTGGATTTTGATTCTGAGGATGGAATCAAGTTGCACAAGTACAGCGGGGGAGTCACCGAGCCCAAACCAACACCGCCCCCACCGGCACCAGATTATTCAAAAGGTTTTGTGCTATCCCATGAGAGTTTGGTGCCTAAGGAAATGTCGGATCTTTTGGATATGTGCGCAAAACACCTTGAGAGATACGCGGAACCCGTAATCTTCAAACCGAACGAGATCATGGTTGATGCCGTCGGTGATGCCAACGTTTCAATACTTCCCGACCGCTGCAAATGGCACAAAAGGGTTCCTATCAAAATCGGTGGGGAGTTCGTGACGTACAATTCCTATTGCAAGGCTCACGCTAAATCAAGCGAAATGAAGGCGTTTGTTTCTTGGTACGACGAAAAAATAGAGAAAGCCAAAGCTCAAGCTATCCGCTCAATCCTTTGGGGAGTGCGAGAAGTGCCTTGCTGCCCAATGACTGACAGACCCGTATCAATCGTTTTCCACGACAACACTGCATTTTGGTTGTGTGAGGTGTGTGGAAATGTTTGAAGCTGTCCAAGCCCTAGCCGAAAGAATTACTGAGGCTCAAAAGGCAAAACTCAAAGAGAGGGCTCAAAGAGTCTACGCTCCAAGATCAACCAACGTCTCAGCTATCGGCTACCGTTGTGAAAGGCGTACAGTCTATGCGCGGACACGTCCGGAGATGGCGGACCCTATCGGGGAAGATTTAGCGAGTATCTTCCAAGAAGGAGATCTCCACCATTCTGACGTTAGGCGCAAACTGAGTGAGCTTGGGTTTGAGGTATTGGAGGCTGAGCGGTCTTTCCGTGATTCTTCAATTGATGTGTCAGGTAAGATTGATGGGAAGCTTTCTGTTGATGAATCAGATCACCGGGCTGAAAGGGTGCCAACCGAAATCAAGAGCATTTCGGGCAATCCTCCAGAAGATCAATACGCAATGAAGCATGGGCCTGAATTATATCGAAGGTACTACGATAGTTTTCAGCTCTACTTGTTCCTGACTGACTCGCCATATGGGCTTTTCATTTTCAAAAACAAAATCACAGGCAAGCTAACACCTGTCCCGGTTGAGCTTGACTATGCACATGCAGAAGAGCTCTTGAAGAAAGCCGAAAGAATCAAAGCACACGTTGAGGCTGGAACGTTGCCTGAAAGGTTGGCCGATCGATCGGAATGCAAGGCGTGTCCATTTCGTGACTCTGTTTGTCTTCCAGCTGAAGAGCCCATTGATCCCCTGTTTTTGGTTGAGGATGCAAAGCTTCTCGAGGAATTGGAGGAGCATGAGAGGTTAGATCCAAAGCGTAGGAGATGGAAACAACTCGATGATTCAATCAAAGAGAGATTCCTAAATACGAAAGGGGACAGATTCGTTGCTGGCGGTAACGGTGAGTTTCTGATTACAAAAAAGAAACATGGCAACGGACAACGGATCGTTGTTGAGAGGTTGACCAACCCGACAAATTGAGTTACCAACAAGGAAATGACCCCTGCGAAACACACAAACATATATTGGTCCGGTCGGTTGCTGGCGTAACTCTCGCAGGGGTCTACGTCGGCGCTGGCCGGACCTGTGAGTTAGCTATGAAAAAATGTATGCGGTATGCCTCATGGCCTGTTCCTAAATTGACTGAAAAAGATGCGGAGCGTTTTTGGCCCAAAGTCAACAAAACTGGAGATTGTTGGATTTGGACAGCATCAAAAAGAATTCATGGTTATGGTCAATTCGGTGTTGGGGGTACGGGTGGCAGACCAATAGCCGCCCACCGAGTTGCTTGGATGCTTGCAACGGGCCGCACACAACCCAGAGGGAAAATTATCATGCACTTATGCAACAACCCTGCTTGCGTCAATCCGGCACATTTGAAACTTGGAACACAAAAAGAGAATATGCAGCATTGCAAAAAATCCGGAAGAGTCAGAAACGGTGTCAGATTTGGCGAAGATAACCATGCATCCGTACTGACTAAAAACAAGCAGACTGGATTAGAAAACAGCCAAGGGGAGTGCGTGGGCAAACCAAAGCATTGGCTAAAAAGTTTGGTGTTCACCCATGCACAATTCAAAGAGTCCAAAAAGGTACAACTTGGAGTAACCGCAAACGCCGGGCGGACCTTCCGGCGTGCTCTGCTCGAGCTTAGAGCTAGGAGACATCATGTCAGAGAAAGAAGCAAAACCAGTAGAGACGAAAGAAATTGCAACATTGGATGTGAGAGACGCAAGCGATCATGCAGTCGCTTTGATGCGCAAGCGGGTCGAAAATCAGGAGGAGATGCTCAAGATTGCAATCAAGCTCACCGGCCAACATCAATGGGTGATGTTTGGCGAGTCGTTGTACCCCACAGGGGGTTGTGCCGACACAATCCTGCGTAGGGCTTTTGGGCTTCACTGGGGAGAGAAAACCATCACGATCGAAGATACCCCGGACGGCAAACTTGCGACTTGCACAGCATGGCTGATGCAGGACGGTAGAAAGGTGGAAGCCTTCACGGGGTATCGGTTAATGACGGGCTTCATCAAAAATGAAGCTGATTTGAGGCGGGCTGTACTGGAAAACCTAAAAAGCGTTGCAGTGAGGGATCTCCTTGGTTTGCGATTCCGCACCCCAGAAGAGCTGAAACATTTAGGTCTTGACGTAACCAAACTTGAAAAACGTGTTGACTTTCAAGAGCACGACAAACAAGGCAGTGAAGTGATCGCTCCCTTCGGAAAACAGAAAGGCAAACCACTCTCAGAGCTCAATGACGAAAACCTGCAATGGTTGGCGGAAGCTGTGAAAAAGAGTGTTGAGGATCCAACCAAGGAAAAGTGGAAAGCAAAGAATCAAGCCTTGGTTGAGGCGTGCCGCGAAGAATACAAAAGAAGGAGGGTTTCCAAGGAGGAAGAGAAAAAGGAAGCCAAAGAGGATGGGCCTCCCCCACCGGTTGATCCGGAGACAGGCGAAGTAATCAAAGATGAGCAGGATTTCGGACCAAAGGCTTGGGATGAGAAGAGCAAGGAGGAGCCCGGACTATGACAACAGCAATCACCGAATACCAAATTACGGAAGCAAAGCTCCAAGAGCTTCGGGAAAAGTTTTCTTGTGATGTTTGGGTTGTCGATACTCCTGACAGAATGAAAGCCGCAAAGGATGCAAGGGGGGAGATCAGGAGATGGAGGCTTGACCTGGAGTCCGAGAGAAAACGGATCAAAGCTCCAGCCCTCCAACGTTGCAAAGAGATCGACTCGGAAGCCAAGCGGATCACCGGTGAGCTTTTGAAACTCGAAACCCCAATTGCAGACGCGATCAAGGAAGTGGAGGACAAAAAGAAACGGGAGGAGGAGGCAGCAAAGCAAGCCGAGGAGCAAAGGATCAACAGGTGCCGGACCGAGATTGAGAATATTCGGCAAATCCCCATTTCCTATGTTGGCCAAGATTCCGAGACAATTGAGAAGGCCATTGATAGCACCCACGCTCTTGATCTCTCCCAAATGAAAGAGTTTGAAGGTGTGGCACAAAAGGCACGCAATGAAACCATTGAGAAGCTCAATCAACTCTTGAAGGATGCAATCGATCGGGAGAAAGAAAAAGACCGCCTTGAGGCTGAAAGGATTGAATTGGCCAAGAGGAAAGCAGAGCAGGAGGCCCAAGAGGAAGCTGAAAGGAAGAAACGGGAGGAGGAGGAAAGGGCTCGGCGCGCAAAGTTGGAAGCGGAAGAGAAAGAGGCACGAGAGCGAATAGCCCAGCAAGAAAGGGAAGCACGGGAAGCACGGGAAAGAGCCGATCGGGAAGCACGAGAGGAGCGCGCAAAACAAGAAGCGATTGCCTTGGAGGAAAAGAAAAAGGCGGATGCTTTGAGGGTTCAACGTGAAGTTGAGGAAAGAGAGAAACAACGAAAGAGGGCTCAGATTCTATCCGCTCGAGATCTCCTGAAAACATTTGTTGAGAGATATGGGGAGGTCGAGGAATTTGCTTCGGTAGTAAAGGCAATCAGGGGGTATTTTGATGAGTGATCGCTTTTATTTCACAATTTTGTTTTTGATTCTCATGGTCTGGATTATTGGCGTGCACTTCCATGTAACTTCAATGAGTGAAAGGGTTTTGGGTAATAGCCAAACCATTGACGCACAATCGGAAGTTGATCATGAGATGACTCAGCTTTTGAAGGTGTTGGTCAATCGGCAGATCAAGCAGGATCGGGAGTCAACCTACAGGCAATCATTTTGAATTGTGGCCCACCCTCGGAAACCTTTCACTTCACCTGCTAGAAGAAAAAGGGGCTGACACTGGGGGTGGGTCGCCATTTAGGGGAACCATGAAAGACACACCAGAACAAAAGATCTTGAGACTTGAAACCGAGCTCCAAAACGCCATTGAGTTATTGCGCCAGGAGAAAGAAGAAAACCAGCGGTTGCGGGGTGAACGCGACTCCCTCCGTGCGCGCTTGGGTGTGGCTGTGGAGGCGTTGGAGCAATTGGACACGGAGGTTGCAAGTAGCTTCATGTTATTTGTTATCCGTGGTGCGTTGAGGCGCATCAAAGAACTCGAAAGCGAGGGGCCGGAAGGATGACTTGCCAGTTTTGGGATAACAGCAAGGAAGGACCAGAGCGCAAGTCAGTGTGGATTTGCGATCCATGGAACTCGTACCTTCGCACCATTGAAGAGCAGTGCGAACAAGCGCGCATTGCTTACGAATTAGAGCAAGACCTGCAACGAGAACGAGAGTTACAGCCAGAAACAGAAGTGCAGGAGCCAGAAGAAATAGAGGAGGCACTTGTGCTGGATTGGTTTAGAGAGGAGCCGGAAGATGGGTGAGTTGAAATGGTGTGGTAATTGTCGCTGGGCTGAAGAGTTTGAGCCACGGTCAGACGAGCCGTCCCGCTTTGGTTGCAGGGCTAAAGGGTGGGAGGGGTACGTTCTGGATCGAGCCAAACCAGAATGTATGGGCAAGAATGGCCCTATTGCTTGGGCTGGGCCTGGTGATAGGCAAGAGTATGGAGTGCTCTCCCAGCCAATGCAGAAAACACGTGTTTGACGGTATGGACCAAATGGCAGACATGTGCCTGGAAAGAATGCGCGACGCCCAAAAGATATATTGGGGTGGGCCCGATTGTAATTTGGAATGGGAAGGGCACTATAAGGGCGAAGACAGTGCAGCAGATAACGGAGTTTGGCAATGACCAAACCACTCACGGCGGGGGAGTTTTGATTATCAAACTCATCAACATCGACAACCATCGGGAGAAAAGCTCACCCTTCAAGGTCTCCAATCTTAATCAGGTGACTCAAGTCCACTGGAAGGGCAAGGCTTGGAAGGTGGAAGCGATTGAGGAAATATCTCCCGGTTGGTTTGTTGTGTATGTGTCAAGAGAGGAAACCTGATGCCAATCAGACCAGAAAACAAAAACAAGTACCCCCGCAACTGGCCTGCAATCTCCCGTCACATCCGCGGGGTGAGAGCTAGGGATCGGTGTGAGTGTACCGGCCAGTGTGGATTGCATCACGACAGAAGGTGTGAAGAAAGAAACGGGCAACCGGCAAAGTGGGCAAAGGGGAAGGTGATTCTCACGGTTGCCCATCTGGACCACGATCCCACCAATTCAAAACACGAGAATTTGCTTGCAATGTGTCAAAGGTGTCATAACCGGTATGATCGCGAGCACCGAGCCGAGACCAGAGCCAAAGCCAAAGCCAAGTGAAACCCAAAACAGCCCTCAAACAAATCAAAAAGAGGAAGCTTCCTGCGCTCTCACAATGCCGTCCAAATGTGAAAAGGATTAGAGCCGCTTTGGATGGAGGACTCTGGAAGGAGCTTGCAGAGCTATTCGGCGAGCGCGTGAAACCCGACACCGATCCCAATACCTGCAGCAACCCCGATAGCAACGGCCCCAATGACTTCGAGGGTTGACCACCCGGGGGAGTCCGCCTCCCTCTCGGCTAAAAACTTGGCTTCGGTGACTGCCAGCCTACCCTGACAATCAGACTCCACAACCTCCCGCTGTTTGTTCATCTGCAGTTGTGTGAGATCTGGCAACGCATACAGGAGCCTAAGACGCCTTAAAACCTCCAAATCGAGTGGATAGGGCAAATATGTTCCCTTTCCGTCATCTCTGGCATCCGGCAACCCATCGGGCAAAGGAGCGATTTTGGGAGCTGTCATGAGGTCCGGAATTGTAACCAGATCTTCAGCTTCCCCCATCGTTGAGGTAGTCAGCAAGACTACCAGAATCATGCTTGATATCATTAGAGGTTTCTTTCGCTGCCCCATTTAAGGCTTCCGAGGCGTTTTCGCGAGCTGCTCGACTCGTTTCCCGGCTGTTGCTCTCAACCGTCTCCAGGTGCCTTAATGCTAGCTCCTGGTGTCGTTTTCGACGTTGCCTAGAGTCCCACCAATTCCACACAAGGAGACACCCCAACCCACAAGCAACCACCGTGGCAATTACACCCCACCAATTCATGGGGTAGGGGGCTTGGGTTGGACCTTCTCAACCTTGTCTTTCAAGAATCTCTTCCCAAGCCACTCCCAGGCACCCACAGCACCCAAGCCCACAAGGAGTCCTTGGCCAATGGCCGAAAGCCAATCGACAAACCCGGCTCCAGCTGCAAGGCTGGCAAGCTGAATCGCCAAACCCACACCAATTCCGGAAGCAATCGAAATGTGAGGCATCCACTCTTTTTGGATGGATTTCCCGAGTCTTCTCACAAGCATGTGGGCCAGGGTCAAAAGCAACATGATGATCGCAGCAATAGCCGGACCAAATTCCTTGGCTTTCCACTTTTTGGCAATGTAGCGGATGCTCCCTTTGACGAAACCAACCTCATCCCCCTCATCGGGAATCATGATAAAGCCTTCCGCCTCCTCCGAGGATCCAGGCATTGAAGAGACATCGACAACCTTGTCAATTGCGGTTGGGGGCAACTCACCAGGCTGGGCCAATACTGCACACAAAATCAAAGCGCTCATTTTTCGGTCCTCCAATAGTCAGCCAATCCAGCCAATACCGCTTGAACCCAACCGGCTTTGATCGGGTCCTCCATGAGGTAGACTGCATCGGATTTGTTGCTCATGTATCCAAGTTCAAGCAAAACCGTGTTCATTGGGTGATATCGCATCACGTCCCGAGGTCTTTCAAGCCAATCATCATCGGCAGTAGGGAGATCGGTTGCCTCCAAGCAACTCCAACCACGACGAAAGAGGGGGGCAGGTATTGACCGGGCAATCACATCCCCCATTGATCCCGTGCGTTGATTCATCGGCCAGTTGAAAACCATTCCACCGTGAAACTCTGGGTTGTTTGCTGCATTCACATGGATGTGGATTACAAGATCACAATCAAACTCGATCGACTGCCGAGCTCTCTCCCTCAGGCTCATGCTGTTGTTTGCATTGCGCAGCAAATGAGGCTCAAAAGGGAGGCCTGAATTGGCAATTGCAATTTTGAGTTGCCTTGAAAATGAAAGGTTGTAATCAGCTTCCGACAACTGAAACCATGGGCGGGTGGCCCCTGTTAAACTTCCCCCATGACCTGGATCCAGACCTACCTTGATCATTTTCTCCCCCCATTCATTCGACCGATCAGTTTTGCTTGCTCAATCCTTTGCTCAACCATTTGATCCTCTAGCTTCTCAATGGCTCGTAAGATCTTCTCTAGGAGGTGTATGGTTTTTTGAGACGCCTTCTCCTGGCTGAACTGGTCTTTAGGAGTCAAGAGCTTGCTCCATTTCATGCCACTACTGGCAATTGCTGCAACGATACCGATTGCAAGCAATCCGGCACCGCACAAAAACCAGAAGGCCATCTCCGGAGAATCCTCCAAGAGGGCTGTTAATATTCCAAACAAAACCAATCACCTGACACCCAGTTTATCGGCTACCCGGTTGAGGGTCCTTTCGAAACGTTTGTCTCTCTCTTCTCTCTTTTCCTGCCACTCAATTGTGTGTTTGTGTGATTCCTCCAAATCCTCAACATCCTGTTGAATGAGAATCACATCCTTTTCATGCTCATGGGCTGGCTCAAAATATTCTTTGGCCTCAACAACCATCTCTTTGTGTTGGTCTTCAGCTTTAGCTGTACTTTGAGCATTCCACGGGAGGACAATTCCATCTTTGACAAGAGAGCCCACCATTGCACCCCCACCCGCAAGGAGCAGGGCCCAAAGCAACTGTTGCTTTCTGGTAGGCTCTTTTTTCATGGACTGATTGAAATGAATTTGACCACACTCCCAGCGTCGCGAAGGGTCAACCCCGTTGCCTTGTTGACTTCGTCGGCATAGGACCCATGGCATGTAACATCTTCACCGGCGCCTGGTTTTTTGCAATTAATTTGCACCGAGTCATAGAAATCAATCCCAGTGAATTCGCCTTTGACAAACGTATCCCAAGCATTGCGGGCCGCGGTGCTGCAATACTTCTCCGGAGCTTTCCTCCAGTAGGTAACATGCGTGTCAGTTTTGGACAAATACTTCCGCACAAGCTCAGCCTCTTTGTCGCTCCAGAATTGCGCGTGTGTTTTTGTGACCTCGTAGGATCCGTAAGTCCAGCAACCATTGACCCCAAGCGGGTTTGCGGCACTCGGGTTTTCATCCAGCGTGCGCCGTACCGTGTATTCACGCACCGTTGCGGGAGTTGCACCGGAGTATTGGGTTGTGATTGCATTTGCCAGGTTGGTCAAATCCGATCCATCGATCACTTGCTCGGACAACTTGAGCCAAAGATTCACATCCCCAGAGGCAGCAAGAATTGCTGCGAGTAAAAGTGCGCGCATAATTATCTCCTAGAATACACAGGCGGTGCCTGTAACGTCGCTCAGTTGGCGCCAGTCGTAACCAGTGCCATCAAGGTTCAAACAGATGCAAGGTTCGTCGTATGCCGTATTGTTGGTATCGTCGATGGCGACAATCACGCCAGCATGAGTCGCGTCACAGGCGTGCGGTTCTGACGGGGCGTCAGCGGTGACTACTTCTGTTTTGATTGTGCCTGTAACGAACATATCACCATTGTCTTGAAGCAAAAGCATCGGAGATCCGCCCCAACTAAGATCTAAAAGATAATCCTGCCCCGAACCGCTCGCGGTATCCGTCACGTCCAAATAGATAGCCTTATAGACAGCATCCCCGCTCTGGTTTAGATGAGGAGTAGCCTGGACCAGGTATTGCGTCCCTGTTGTGGCGGTCATTTCGCGCGCAGCTGCTCCCGGGAAATTCAACCACGCGGCACCAGAGTTGTTCCTATCCCCATCCTGATAGACGCGAGCACCGTTATAGCCATGCAGCTCTACCGTATTAGACCCACCTTCTGTGATGTATTCAGTCGCGTCCAGATAGACACCACTGCTACGAGTGCTGCAATCAGAAGCATAGAATCGAACTGCGCCATTGGTGTCCGCCGACATGCAATATCCAGCCGATTGAGCATCATTCCAATGGATTAGCTCACCGTCCGAGGGGGAGGTTATTTCTGAGCGACCTGTCCAATTGACCATAGATCCAGCCGCCAACGTCACACCCGCATCACTCGTGATCGTGCCTGCAGTCAAATCAGCAATCACATCAATGTCATTATCAAAATCAAACCTGTCTTCATCCTCCATGTAGGTGATCGATCCTTGCGCGGTAACCGCGTCAAAGGCCAGCACAACGTCAGCATCAGTCCCAACTGCCCCAAAGGTTACCGCTGCAGCGTTGTTGGTAAAGTTTGCTTCCGCACTACCAGTGATAGCAGCAGCAGAGAAGTTACCAGTGGCTACTATGTCATCAGTGCTCGTGTTGACATACCAAACTACACCGTCCGTGCCTCCGCCATCAACATCTGTGCACACCAAACGGAAGTTGTCTGTTGCTGCTCCTGTGTCCCACTCAAACCAACAATCGGGAGCGGCGGAAGTGTTTCCGAAGCTGACCACGATATCATCATCCATATGGATCAAAGTACTACCACCCGCAGAACCCCCGGCAGATACCTCGGCAGTCGGGTAGAGGGTTTGATCGATCCAATCACCTGTTGATAATGCCAGTATCAATAACAGTTTCATTTCAAACCCCTTTAATCAGCAATGAGCCACACGTTGACTGTTACTGTATCGGAGGAGTCTGGAGTCCCTCCGTGAGACAAGACACACTTGATTGCTGGCTCACCATTCAGTCCGATGTATTGAACATAGTTTGCATCACCGGAGAATGCGTCCGCGGCGTCAGTCGATGGTGTTGCGTCCGATTGCATGATCCAACCATCTTTGAGAGTGCACGTGCCTCCTGACACTTTGCAGGTTTGGGGTGTGCTGTAGGTTCCCGCCCGAGTCAATGATGCGGTGCACGTGGTTGTGATAACCCCATTGTTGTTGTGGGAGTACTGCACTTCAATTGCCATTTTGGCAAATCCCCGCAACTGTTCCCCGGTTGTGGCTTCCGTATTGTCCGTGTAATCCGTTGCGGTTACTCGAGGTCCCACATAGAAGGTCCGCGTTGCAGCTGCGCCGCTTAAATCCACATCGGTGAGGACTGCACCAATCACATACACCTTATGCTGATCGTTTGATGCGCTTGCAGGAATGGCCACAACCAAGGCCAAGAGAAGAAAGAGAATCAGTTTTTTCATGGCTATAGCCTCCTACTCAATTTTGCCGCCGTCTGGCAAAATGTCCGTTGCCAAAACCGCGTCAAGGGTTTCTTTTTCTAGTTTGTCGATGTTGACGCCTCTTTTCTCGAGATCGGCTAACCCCATATGGATTGGACGGCGCTCGGTAACTGCGCCCTTTCCACCCTTCGCTTCGGAGTCGATCAGTTGAATGTCGATTTTTACGGTTCCGCGCTTCAAATCGATCGCGAGTTTTTCAAGACGAATAGAGTCTATCGGTGGAGGCATCGGTTCAAGTTGGACCTTGGTTTCATATTTGATCTGCTTTTTCATCTTTGCCCCAATTCAAAACCACTAAACCAGGTGTGTATCCCTGCTGCGGTCCCGAGCAGAGTTAGATTCCCACCATTCCCGTGGTAAAAATAAACTTTGACCTTGTCGCCGCGGTTGAAATAGCCAATATAGCCACAAAGCATGTGGACCTGATAATCATCCGAGGGGGCGTGCGGTTTTGTGCCGTACGCCAGCACATCGGAAGATGTCCAATCGTCATCACTCCAATACATGATCAGATCCGCGTAGTTATCTGTGTCCAAGTCCGAGTTGTTTACCGCTCCAGATTGAAGCACCCAAACCCCGCTCGCAGGACAAGTCCAATCGTAATCAGCCGCGTTGTCATACATGCCAACGTAGTCAAACTCCTCCGCGTCGAATTCAACCACTGAACCGCTCGCGTATGCTGTATTACCGTCTTGAAATGCGCGAAAGCTTCGCGTGATCGGGATCACCCCAGCATAGTCAAGATAGGCAAAATACTCGTCACCGGCCCCGGCATTTGTTCTTGTAAATGATGGGGCAGCAAACGCGCAGTCAGTCGGACACGTGACAATCATCATCTCCGTTTGCCATGTATCAACAGTATCTACAGGGGAAAAATAAACCGTTGTTGACGAATCAAAATTTTTATCCTCGTCATACCAAAGGATATCCGCAGACACTTTTTGATTGGCTCCATTTTCATGAGCCATGAAGCGGTAAAAAGCCAACATTGGCTGGCCTGGTGCGGCTGGAATAAGCTGGTAGTCCAATCGAACAGGGGAAACAGCAGTCTCCAAGAATTTCATACAAAACCCGCCCGTAGTCCCTGTTTGGGACGTGTCCTGATCTACATCATCGCCCCATGTGCCGCTGATAATGGCCCAACCATTAGGTGGATTACTTGTACCCATTTCGAATTCTATCCCTCCGACCAATCGTCAAGGAAAAAATTGTGAAAACCCTGGGTCTGATTTACCCGCTGATTCACCCCAACAATACTGTCGGCTAACTGCCCGCTCGCGCTAATTCCTCCAGTCGCAACCTTTCCGGCAATGACCGAATCAGCTCCAAGCTTCCCGGAAGTGACAGCAAGGGCTCCGATCTTACCTTCGGTGACCGCTAAAGGCCCAATCTTCGCCTCGACAACCGCGGCATTTTCAATCGATGTGTCTGTGATTTCATTTGCCGCGCTCACATCCTGGACTCGATACCATGTTGATCCGTCCTGGATATCGTCAAGGGTCCGGTTTTCAATCGATGTCAATTCACCCACAGGGGCAGTGTTTGGAGTAACAGACCCGATGCTTGTAATGTCCGCGGCATCGGTGACAACCTTGTCTAAATACAATTCATGGCCCAAACTCGTTGGGGCAGGATCGTTATTCGGAACCTCTCTGGGAATGATTCCACCGTCAAGCAAATCAAAATAAATATAAATGTCCCTATTGGCTCCAAGAGGTTTCGTCCAGTCCTCTTGAAGCATCGCCCGCGCCATGTGCCCAGCCGCTTCGCCTTTCTCAACAGTGACATCAAGTCCGCCTGCGTCGACCACCTCTAGCCCCCAAATAATATGGGGTTGCATTAAATCATTGTTGGTCAATGCATCCGCTTGCATCGACTTGGATCCCACACGACTATTCCCCGGGAAGGTTGTTCCGATCGAGATTGCTACTTCCCCAGCTGCAGCAAGTTTCCATTTGATGCGTGGGGGGCTGGCCATGTAATCCGCCTCTTTGCCAACAATCTCCCACTTGTCTGAGTCTGTGATCCCATCCTTTCCATAGGCCATATATTTCGGATAGGTGAGAGTGATTAGGTCACCGATTTGGTATTTGATTTTTGTGAAGAGTGTTTCCAATTCAACAATCGGGCAACCATCTGCAAACCGTGCCAGAAGCTCATTGAAGAGAATCACAAAGATTGTCACATCATAGACCTTTGTGAGCATTGCCTTATCAGCCGCGGCATCAGACGCGCCTTTGTGTGAGCTTGCACTCGTGTTGACTTGCCCCCTTGAGACATTAGAGATCGTTGCGTAGGAATCAAAGGCCTCTACCGTGACGGTTCCATCATCGGGATCTGTGGTCGGATAGTTTTTCTCTGAGCTTGAAGCAATTGAAACAGTTGTTGCCGATATGATTTCGATATTGTTGATTCCGGCAATGAATGAAGAATCCAGCATAAGATACAAAGGGCGATCAGCGCTCACCGTTGTGTTTGCCGGACTCCCATCCTTGAACCCACAAAAGGCGTGTGGGCTTCCCCCCATGATGTCAAAGCTGTTGACTGCATCATTGATGTTGCCTTGTAGGTATGCGTGATGATCGTGCCAGTTACTCACTAAATCCGGAGCAGTCAAAATCCTTTCGGTTTGTCCAGGATATTTGTAATTGCCTTGGCTTGTCGTATCGTCGGCAACGTATGTGTGCTCATGTCTTTTGTTTTGCACATTGCGCGCAAAATAGGCAGTCATCCGATTGATGACGTTTTCATCCAAGGCCGGTTGTTTGAAGCTACCGGGCAGGATGTCATTGACTCCCCAATCATCGACAGCCGATGCGCTTGCGTCGAAACGCTTGAAGCTCATCGCTCCGTCTTCATCAACTGCAAGCTGACCATTCATCAAACGGACAAGGCCCGCGGCAACGTCAAAGGCTGGGGTTGGGTCGGAGACTGCTAGCCCATACATCAACGAGCCAACACCACGAGAAACTATGAAATGAGAGATATCACCCGTGTAGGCCGCATCAACCGGATCGAAGGAAGTAGTGTCAATTTGTGCTGCAGCAAGATCACACTTATCTAACACGCCATCCGTACCGTTGTATAACGCCTCCAGTGGGTGAACGTTGGCCCAGTAGCCAAGGATCTTTGTGTTTTGCAAAACAGTGAATGGGTCCAAAACTGAGAAGCGGACTACTTCCCCATCCATGGGGAAAATCTCTTCAATCGGTCCGACAAAGTAGGAGAGAAAATCCGCCTCATTCAATGAGCGCGCCCCAACCTTGACTGTGCATTTCTGACCCTTCAAACGATTGTTGACCAGAATCGGGCGGATGAATCCATCAACAAAGTCGATGAATAGCTCACCCATCTGTGTCTCACGGGTGAGGGGATCAAGCTCAACACCTACCGGCGAGATTGCCTTGATTGCTGCGGGGATATCTGCCCGATCGTAAAGATCGGAATTGGGATCCATTGATCCAGGACCAACTGCTTTCCATTGGCTGGAGCCATCATTGTGATCGATCACAACGTAAAACCGGACCTCACACTCTGATCCGGTCATTGCTTCCAAAAAGGCTGTTGATGGTGAGAGTGCCATTATTCGTTACTCAAAAAAAAGTTTTCCGGACCTTGCTCGAGAGCAGCTAGGTCCACTTCATACCGATTAGGTTGAGTCATTGGCATAATCAAAGAGTCTTCCTCCAACATCATCAAACGCCATGCATTGGGGGAAGTGGTTGGATCATACACCCACACAAAGGAACCGCGGCAATCCTCAAAAAATCCCTCCATATCGTCAACGTAGTCTGAAGAATCCAAGGGGAATCTACAGGACAAAGGAAAGGCACGCCTTGAGTAAATAATCTTTTGGATTCTGCCTCCCTCACTTCTGATTGTTTCCGTTGTGTGTTTGAGGTCCTTGTCTCCAAAAGGCATGTCAGGTTTGTATTGCCATTGGCGACGCCTCCCTAGGATGAGCTCTCCGATCTCAGGAGTGAAGTTTGCAACCCTTTCAAGTTTCAACCAGGCAAACTGGGCTGTAATTCTGTTGTTGCCTGCATTCATCGTATAATCAGCGCGACGATCATCGGACGCCGAGAAGCTGGCAACTGTGGTCAAGCGACTGCCACCGTCAAACTCATCATCATCGGAAACTTGCAGATCAATCGTAGTCAATGCGAGGGTTCCAAAGTTGCTCCCAATGATGAAAGCACAATCGAAGGTGATTGCCTCACCAAAATCAAAAGCAAGGTACCAATCATTGTCTGCTGTTGCGTCTGGTTTGGTAATCAAATCCGGGAAGCCATCATAGGCGCATTTGATGGGGAAATCACTATCCGTGCGGTCAGTCCATAGTGGAAGATCATCCGCCCCGAGTTGTCCACCGTCTACCCATTTGGCATAAGTTGGGCTCACCGGAATCTTTTGGACAGCAACAAGGGGCTTATCCGCTGCAAAATCGGTTGTCTCCCTAGATGCAAGCGCTGCAGAGCTCCAAGCCATTAAAAACCTCTCTTCTGTGCACGCTTGAGTATTTTGGAAATCTCTTTCCCTGACCTGGCCATTTCGGCACCAGCTTGGGGGGCAAGATTTTGCTGTTGCACGTTGATTGTGATTCCTCCCGCTGCACCCCCACCACCACGCACAGCACTAATCAGGTGCCGGATTGTTTTGGTGTCATCTCGAGAAAGGAAGCCCTCACCATCTTGGGCCATCACCGGGACAGAATCCTTGAAGGGGATACCGCCTCGGACAATACCGCCTTGCTCGAATGATGGGAGTTGAGCCAGTAATCCCTTGATCAATCCAAAGAGCATCGAGGAAGCTGTGATTGCAAGGAAGGGCCCGAGGATTGGAATACCAGCTTGGGAGAAAGCAGCTGCAGCTGCTCCAGATACCGCATAGGCATTGATTGCGGTTTCTGCCGCGTTGATGACCGCCATTGACATTTGTTTCCCAGCATCATCGGCACCCAATGCAATTGCGGCAAATGCCTGACCCATGCCCGCCGCCATGCTTTGAGCAGTGTTTTGCATGATGGTGTCCAGCTCTTGTTGATTGGCAACTTGCTGGTCCCATTGGGCTTGCATGTTTGCGTTCCACTCGGCGATCGAGGCATCTCTTTCAGTAAACCAATTGTGGAAATCGGCGATTGAGGCATTAATCGCGGCTTGTCGTTTCTTTTCCTGTGCTACTTGCTCCCTCTCTACTTCTGCGATCCATTTCTTTTGCTCTGCCCAGAATTTCCGCTGGGCTTTCTCTTCCTCCCGATCAGCCTTTGCTTTTGCTCTTTTCCCTTCTGCATTCTTTTTGGCTGCAACGGTGTTTTTGTTGTAAGAATCTGTTGCCTTGTCCGTTGTTTCTACCAATGGAACAAGCTCAAGAGTGATTTCCTCAACCTCACCTTTCCACTCACGATAGGCTTTTGAGATGGAGGAGATCGGAGCAATCAAAGCAACCATTGCCTTGAGAGCATTTTCGTTTGACCGGATTTTGTTTGCTACCTCACCAACTGCCTTTATGAAGTTTTCCATCTCTGGCAAAACCTCATCACCCAAGACTCTCTTGAGAGCTCCAAGGGAGGTTTCGGTAGCGTGCAACTCATTGTTGAAACGATTACCGGCAACCGCTGCTTCCTCAGAGATGATTGCACCGTAATCGGAAGCCTTCTCTCCAACCGCTGCAAGCTGATCCTCATTCAGGCTCAAGATCTGCAGCATATTGGAGCCAGACCTACCAAAGAGATCTTGTGCCGCAGCTGCCTTCAGAACGTTGTTTTCAATTCCGGCTACGTGTTGAATTGCCTCATTGAAAAGCTCATCCATGGTTTTGACTTCGCCGTTGCTCTTTCTGAGCTCGAGGCCCCACTTGGCAAATGCAGCCGTGTCAGTTGCTGCATTCTTTGAGAGAGTCTTGAAGGCATTACCTAGATCGGTGACAGTCGCACCGTTTTGCTCTGCAATAAATCCCCATTTAGATACCTCCTCGGCGGCCATCCCAAAGCGTACCGAGAGATCGAAGATCTCGTCATTGGCATCCGCTGCAGCCTGGCCAATATTCCAAAGAGATTTGACCATTGCCGCGCCAGCAAGCGCTGCAGCTGCAGGCAACAAGGCCATATTGCTACCGATCATTGCGATGTTTCCGCCAACACCTGGCAACATCGCTCCCATTTGTGAGGCGTTTTGACTAAAGCCCTTTATTGCTGCAGAACCCTTTTTGAAATCAGCCGAGGTTTTTTTGACTGCCCCGCCCATCTTTTTGGTGGGGCCAGATACCTTGTCTAGGGCTTGAAACTTGATGTCCACATTGTGGGTCTGCTTTGCCATGACTATTCAAAACCTCCTCCACAATTTCAACCGCGGCAATGAACTCCGGTGATTGGTCTAGTTTCCCGCCAGCATTCGGCAACACATTGAACCTGCGAAACCAAAACACATCGTTGACAATTGCCGATTCTTTCCTGGCTTCCTTTTGAAACCATGAGCGCGGACACCTTTCGAAAACCACTCCATTTGCTACGTGGACAAAGTTGGGGTTTGTACCGTAGCAGTTTCTTTGGACGTCGAGCCCATGCTCTTTGCATTCTTTGCATTGCCACCCGGCGGAATGGTCTTCGCTTGAGTACCAGGAGACAATGCTACGAATTTTTTTGCAAAATCCTCGGTTGGTTTTGAACCCCACATGATCTCGCTGGCAACTTCGGAGACGATTGCTTGATTCCCATGTTGCACGAGGGTTTCACCATCTACGATTTCGACAGAAAGCAATAGCTCTCCCGTGTCCTTGTCGCGGTAGTCTGCGGAGTAATTTTCAACCTTGTCAACAAACCTCTCAACGGTATAATCCTGCTTTGCCTGGATATCGTCCCCAGAGAAATACATTCTCATTTTGCTGGGATCGTCTCCATTGCCGCCATCGACAGCAACGTCCTTTGCGTGACATGCAATGGCCCTATAATCCCTTTCCGTTGGTTGCTTTATCCAGACCACTACAGGATCCGGATCTTCCCTGTTGCCCCTTGCTTTGGGCACGTACCGGCGGACATCCCCCGGCGCGTGTATTCTCGTTTCCTTCATGCTCCGTTTTCCTCCTAGTTAAATGTCATCGAAAACTCATCCTCGGCAGCTGAATTCTGACGTGCGACGAAATCCATTGACGCCTCAACCGCTCCGGCCCCTATTGTGAAAGCCGCAGGCTTGCAAAGCACTTTGTTGAAATCCAAAGTCATACGCTCGCCAGCTGTTGCCGCACCCACACGGATTTGGATATCTCGAGTAAGCAACTCACCCCATTCTCTGCCCATGGGCGGCATGTTTCCGGTGTCAGAAACGATTGCATAAAACTCGATCGTCCCTTCGATGCGTCGCGGTCCAGTCCGAATGATTCCCGCCGCTCTGTTTGCGGTCGCCTCTGGCTCTCGAAGACCCCAGCCGGTTGTCATTTTGATAGTTGCCTTTTTGAAGCCCAGAGAAACCCCATCGATGTCTAAGGCACAAGCAACCGCGGCAATTGCAGACCCACCAACCGTTTGAGAGGGCACCAAAGGCCGGACCCATTCATTGGCACCAATACCGGGAGCACCGGCAATGCCTGGAGTGATGTCATAGTGTGCGGCTCCTGCAGTCCAATCAACTGCAGTCACAGTGTAGCCAGAGCTTGAGTTGTCATCATCCTCGAATTGAATCACAGCACCGGGCGAAACCATCCCGCGGTTATCGTCTGCAACCGCGATCTCAGTTACTGTTTGCGCTTCTGCCTCATCATTCTCATGTTCATAGCAGTGGCCAAACCTTGCGAAAGATCCAGCAAAGGAAATGGTGGGGAGTGCATTTGCAGGAATCTCAATTGTCATCTCCTCGCAAACACCACCGGAGAAAATGTGTTGCATACGGTTAGCGATATTCAAACACCCCTGCAACGGAGTTTTGACAGTACTTGAAAGCGTATAGACCGCACTGGTCCCGCCCGTGATTGTCTCAACACCAAAGGCCGCCTTTAGCAACGCGGGGCCGATGTCTGGGGCTGTTCCCGCTGCAGCTGGTTTGACTAGGAAGGTGCCAGCCCATTTCCCGCCTCTAACCGTTTGGACCTCTCCCTGATGGGAGGCGGTTCCAACCGCTTCGTTTAGGTCCTCATAGTTGAGCTCACCGTCAATCTTGTAGGTGTCAATGCGTCCGGACACGGCATCCGTTACAGCATAGGCCAGAATCGAATCAAAGGTTGTTTGCTCCTTGATCCAATGGAGTTGCAGTTGACCGGGGATTGTGTTTGCAGTGACGGCCATGATTACACCTCGCTATCGTCGATATCGATGGTTGGAGTGTTTTCAGATTCATCGAGTTTCACAGGAGGAGGAGCAAGCTTGCTTCCTTCCTTCCAACCCTCCAACTTGAGGGCCTCAACATCGATGTCAGAAACTTGGATCATTTCACCTTCAATTGCCTTTTGGCCATTGTAGACAAGGTTGATTGCGCCTTTTGGCGGAAACATAAAAGCCATTGCCTCACCTGTTTTCATGCACAGTTACAGCAACACCCATGGTTACACTATGGCGGGTTGTCGCATCGTTGATCTTGCTTGCGTCTATTTCGTCACCCGTGTGGATTGCCATCACGACATTACCACCGAGTGTCCTATCCGAATGGAGTGTGTTGATCATCGCGGTCAGAAACTCTCTCATTCTGAGCTTCCCGGTTTCAACATCTGCATCGCTGGTGTACTCAAAGTGTATGTCACACTCGTATGTGACTATGTCATCTGTGGAGGTAGCCTCCTCCTCAATTGGAACCCCACTGTCGGCGTATACTAACAACTGATTTGGTTGGGGATCCTTGTCATACTTGGCTGGGATAAAATCGTCCGGGGTTGGGATTGTACCGAAGTCCAAACTCTTGGCAGTTTCAACCGCTGTGATGTAGGTTCCAAGGTTGCTCTCGAAGTAATCGAGCAGACTCTTGATCGCAAGATCTAGATATTGCTCGCCAGCCATTACTTGCCCAGCTTTCTGTCAAGGGTCCTTAGTTTTTTGGCGATAAAGTCGTTGGCTTCCTCCAAGAAAGCCCTTTGCATTTTGTCGGTGACTGCTAGATATGGGCGAGCCTTTCCCAGCTGAAACTGCATCGAGCGTGCATATGGAATCTTTTTGACTCCGTATCTCATGGCCTTTTTCGTCTTGGAGAAAGTTTTCAGCCCTCTTTTGAGGGCTCCAGTCCTAACCATCAATCGACCCCCACCGGACCGGGCAAGGTTTGGGTCGTTGATCTTCCGTTGCTTGTATGCCTCGGTGAGCGGTTGCCACTTAGCCCCAATTGCTCCACCTTGACTTGACCAGATCTTGTTGGCTTCATCCCCAATCTTGGGTGAAAGCCTTTTCCACATTTCGCGGTAGTCAACAAACTCTTTTCCGAGCCCCTCAAAAGAATCCCCAATTTGTTTAAGGCCTGGAGTGATGGTTATCCCTGCCTTGATTGTCCCCTTGCCGCGAGCCATTAGAAAATATCCTCGGGAGCCTCATCAGACTCAAAGATCGGGTCAAAATCACCGTCCGAGATTGTTTTGTCATCATCATTGTCAAGGATGTAGGATCGAAAGTGCCTTGACTGGGTTGCAGACCCACCGGTGAGCATTGCCTCGTACTTCTGTGGAAAAGTCAGAATGTCAGGAATGAGGGTATTCTCAAACCACTCAACCATATCTTTCCCATCATCATTGTCACTGTCACCCGCTGCAGCCGCAAAAGCCATACGGGTACGGCCCTCAACATAGGTCGTGGCCCAGTCTTTCATAATTTCGATACCGTTTGAATCTGTGATCGGTACGCCGATTTGGCCAGCTGTCAAAGCTCCCTCGAGTTTTGCTTCCGCTGCAGTGATAAACAGGGCAACCTGTGTCGAATTCGGAGTTGTGCTAGAGGTAATCGACCGATCCGGGATTCTGGCCTCAACATCCGTTTCTGACATATAGGTGCCCATCGGTCAATCACTCGCTCTCGGAGTCTTCTTTCTTGGCTTTTTTCTTCATAGGGGCCTTCACAAGCTCCTTGACCTCAACGTCACCATCTCCAACCGCGCCTACTCCTGCGGGCAATTCACCAAAGGAGATGAAATCCTTTGTGTTGAGAATTTTCATTTCACCATCGGATGGATCCCGCATCCTAAGATCGTCGCGTCCCTTGCTTCTGATCATGTAGCCCATAACTCAATCCTTTCATCATCCAAGCCCCAAGGGCTCCCTCCGCAGAGCACGGAGGGAGCCTAGCAAGGGGGAGGATTAGGTGTTGTCAATCTTTAGCACTCGTTGCCATTTGGCATAACCGGCGCGACCACGCATGCGAGCCTTGAAGGCTTGCATTTCTTTTTCAAACCAAGTCGTTGAGTTCGGGCCGAGCTCCTCGAGAGAGATCCCCTCTCGATCCTGCCACACAAGACCGCGGATCTCTGCATCCATGATTCCGATGTAGTAATCAACGGCCGATGTCGAGGTCAACCGCGGCATCGGGATCAACTTGATTTCCCAATTCTGGAATTGGGTGTTGGTGGTTTGAGAGATCACGTTGGCTTGGGTGGCCTCACTGATCGCCTTGTGCAATGCCGGCGGATAGCCGATCCAAATCTTAGAGAAATACTCGTTGAGCGGCTCGGCTCCCTCATCGAGGAAATTGTAGAGCGCTGCAATGCCCGCACCGATATCGGTTGAGCAATTGGCGGTTGAGGTCCCTGCACCGGTCAAAAGGTTGCTCTGGGTGGAGCTTTGCTTGCCTCTGGCAGTATGAGACGCGCTGAAAAACTCAACGTCATCATACCCCTTGTCCGTGGTCCCATCGATCAGAGCTTGTACAAGCAGGGCATCTGCTTTTCGTGTTGCGCGTTGCGCCAGATCACGGATTCGGATCCGCTGTCCGCCGGTTTTGCTGTCCGCGAGATCATCGCGGTTGAACATCAACGCGCCGGTATATTTCTTGTTGCGTAGCTCATAGGCTGCATCGGACGTTCCATCCTTGCAGACATCGGGGCCTTCCGTGAGATCCCCATACTCCAACTCATCAACAAACTCATCGAGCGGAGCAACCTCGCCCAACCATGCATAGTTTTCCTTATCGGATTCACTATCCACGACTGTTGAGATCATTTCGACCAACGAGGGCCCCTTGGGCTCCATCAACGCCTCGATAAAGGTGCCTCGGACATCTTTTCGCAGCTGGTGCGGTGTATAAATTGGGTTTGCCATGACTTAACTCCTGTTTCTTTCGTTTGGTTAGCTAGCCGGTCCGGCACAAATGCAGGTGTCCGCGGTGGCCGAATTGCAGAGCACAAAATCAGTGTTGCCATGATCGAAACCAATCACACAAGAGCCAGTTCCCGCGCAGGTTGTTGAGCACGCTTGATTATCGGCATCCGCGATTGTCCAGCCGATGGTTGCACCACTACCCAGGACCTGGAAGGTCCCGTCCGTTTCGATATTCAGAGTGGTAAAATCCACTTTCGTAACACCAGTGTCAGAAGTGATTTCCACCGTGTTGCCAGTCCCGAAACCGAAAGAGATGTCCTCGGAGTTGTCTCCGATTTGGATCTCGTTATCGGTATCTGAGACAATCGTTTGATCGTTGGCAAGGGTGATCGTGGTACCGAGAGCAGCAAGATCAATCGCAGCAACCGAGGTATCAGACGAAAGAGTCAGGGTGTCAGCAGTGCCAAACCCAAAACTAATGTCTTCAGAGTTGTCACCGAATTGGATTTCATTGTCGGTGTCACTGATGATCGTCTGATCTTCGGCAAGAGTGATCGTGGTGCCAACTGCAGCAAAGTCGATCGCCACAACTCCCGTATCAGAACTCAAATCAACAACGTTTGATCCACTGAAGCCAAATGCGATATCTTCGGAGTTGTCTCCGATTTGGATTTCGTTATCGGAATCGGACACAATTGTCTGATCGTTAGCTAAGGTGATTGTGGTTCCAACACCTGCAAAATCCCACTCAACCACACCCGTGTCTGAACTCATCGCGATCTTGTTGGTGTCGAAATCGAAAGAGAAGTCCTCTGAATTCTCTGTGAATTCGATTTCCGTGTCTACCGCCTGGCCAATCGTTGCGGCTTCAGAAAGAGTCAGTGCTCCGGTGAGGGTCAAGGGCTGAGTAACCGCAACGCGACCTTGATAGATCACATTGACATCAACCCAACACTCACTAGCGGAAATATATTCAACCATCAAACCCGCAACAGGCTCATTGCTTCCAACCGTTTCATCGACAGTCTGATCATCCTCAGCATACAAAATTGATCCGACGTCATCTTGTCCGAGGGTTGAGCCTGCAAACTTGAACCACCCAGATCGCACCGTGATGTAATACGATCCAGAAGCTCCGGAGGTCACGGTCTTGGTTGCAACACCCACAACTCCGTTATTGCTGGCGCTGGCGGCTGCAGCTTCGGCGGTGCCAGAGCTGTTGATCATAACCATTCCACCGGCGTAGATGGTCTCGGATGCCGCCATGAGATACCGCTTAACGGCTCCGGCGTTTTTCACTGAAGTATATCGGGCAGCACTCAGGGCGGTTGCTCCGGCATCAACAGCGAAAGTCAAAACAAGCGCCATTGCAAGCGCGCTCAAAATTGTCTTGAAGGTTTTCATTTTCTTTTTTCCTTTCAGTTGAGGCCCAGAGCCGCGTCAACTTCGTCCCGCTCTACTTCTCGGCCATCACGGAGGATCACCTTTCCATTCATTTTCACGCCGGAAATGTGCTCACCGTAGGCTTCCAGCTTCCGGTGATGGGCCGGAGTTACACCCATGGTTTTGGCCAAAGCTTTGTCAGCTTCCGTGAATTGATCTTGATTGGCTTTGTTGTCGTCCTTGTCAACATCCACCGAGAGACGATCCGGGCGGGTCACCTGAGGCAATGCCTCAAGATATGCCTGGAACTCTTCTGGCTTCATGGTGGCACCGAGTTTTTCAACCGCCTCCTTGGACGCGGGGGAGACTCGATCCTCGTATTGCTCCATGAGGCTTTTGAGTTGTTGGGTTTTGAGCTCTGCAATCGTTGCGCGGTTTGCTTCTGATTCCGCTCGCAATTGCTCCAACTCGGCTTTCATCTCTTCCGCCGCCTGGTTGGCGGTCGGGTCGCTGGTCTTATCCATAGCGATCTCCATTTCCTTGCCCACCTGGGGCGTTTTCTGATTGACCACAGGCTGGCGATTTCCAACTGTGGCGGATTCACGAATTTTGTCGATGAGACCCAAGCCCTTTGCTTCCACACCCAGCCACACCTGGCCGGTTGCAACTAGGTTGACTTTGGCCTCCTCCAATCCTCTCCCTCGAGAAACAGCCTCCTTAAAGTAGCCAAAAAAGCTGTCAATTTTTCTCTGGATGTCTGCAAGTTGGGGTTTGGTAACCTCGGCTCCAACAACTCCGATCCCTTTTAACTCATGAGTTGAAACAACGTGAGTTTTAACCCCTGCATCCTCAAACATCCGAGAGGAATCCCGGATCACGGTGTAAACGCCGATCGAGCCGATCATAGCGGTCTTGTTGCTATCGATGGACTCGGCTTGTGATGCGATCCAATAGGCTGCACTCGCGGCCATGTCCTCAACACGCGCTGTGATTGGTTTTTCTGCTTTCTCTCGGACGTTGAAAACAAAATCGGCAAGCTCTTGGACGCCTGTCACTGTCCCGCCTGCTGACTCAACTTCGAGCTGAATCCGCTCAACGTCATCATCGGCGAGAGCGGCCTTGATTGCTTCCTCGGTCTCACGTGTGGATGTGGCATCAATCCCGAAATACCGAAACACGCAAGGCACTTCCTTGAGGATCGTGCCCTTGATCGGTACGTGTGCAACCCCGTCTTTGGTCTCGTACCCTGGGCCCTCGGGCTTTTCTTCACCCTTTGCCGCTCTGATTGTCTCGGCATCGATCATGATCGCGCCTTCAATCAGCTCAGTCACAAACTCATGAAGACGGGCTGGCTCCATTGCCCAAGGCTCGGAAAGGAGATCTCTCACAAACGTTTTAGGCTTCAACTGCATCCGTGGATTCCTCCTCTTCAGGCTCAATCGTATTCATGGGGGCGCTTGAAGGTTGCGGTTTGCGTGACGTGGCTTCATCTCTCGGAGTGACTTGGAAAATATCTCTCAAGTTGTCCTCAAGCGGATCGTCCGGAGTCACAAGGTTGGCATTTGTTGCGTTGATCAATTGTGGGAGTACTTCCGCCCAATCCCGTGTGGGTAAATTGCGGGCCTCTAGGGTGGGGACCTCATCAACTCGACCGTAGTTGAGTTCCAAGATCCGGCGCACAGGGCTCCAACCATCACAACCCAAGGTGAATGCACCGGCAACAAACTTGCTGTGCCCTACGGTGCTCAAATGGTATTGAGATTTTTGTGTGAATGAGAGTCCATAGCTACCATGTCCACCGGTGAGGCCAAGCAACATAAATCCTGCAGAAACGTTGTGAGCAATTGCAATGTCACAACGCGCGATTGCTCCGTCGGTATCGGTGCCCGTGCCTTTGTTTCCTGTGTCCCAAGAGAAGGTCCAACCACTCGGGAAGATCACTGCACCGTGAGAATTAGTCCGGAGTTGCTCCAAGGTTTCCCGCGCGGCGTCGATGTCTTCGTCGTTTACTTCCTCGCCGAGGATTACATAGGGAGTCCCTACCCCCCTGCGCTCATGTTTGATTGCATCGATTGCCATAAAAGCAAGTTTTGCTTTCCAGGGTCCATAAGTTGACCGCAAAAGAGCCATTCCAGCGAAATAGGCTCCTTTTTGATCGAAGGTGAGGCGAAGAATGCGATCCGCAGGGATTTCGCGGTAACCAACCTTTTCTTTATCGTTGTAGGGTTGATATTGAGTGATGCGATCCAACCAAAGGCTGTTTTGCTTGCTTTGCCACCATCGCTCTACCGTGTTGCCTGGGATTTCATGGATCCCATTGATTGCAATGCCTCTGCCCTTGCCGGGATGCAGTGGGAAACGATCAACCGGGATGTCAACGTAGTCGTCGGTGATTTCAGAGAGTGAAAACCCATCAACGCAGTAGTCAGCAACAATCCGTTTGAGGATTTGATCCCAATTCAGGCGGTCAGTGAAAACCCAATTACAAAATTGAGCTTGCTCCAAGTGAAGGGGGGATTTGCTGACAGGTTTGAAACACCAATTTGCAGATCGAAGGGGATCGGTAACGAGGGAGATTGATTGCCGGACGTGCGCATCCCTGAGCATTTTGCCCGAGATTCCGATGCCACCTTGAGCCCCGTACCAAAGCGGACCTTGCAGATTGGGGTTGTTTTCAAGATCATCGAGGAGACCAGCTGTGATTGATGTACCAGAGCCACCTATCCGGCGAGATCTGGCGTCATTCTCCTGGCGTGCGAGCCCTGGGGATTGTCCGCTGATTGCTCCGATGTAGGGGGGAGGGCTGATTCCGATGTTTCCCGCGATATATGGTAAAAGGCCAAGCCCAAATCCCATGATATGAAATGATTAAATCGCATTCCGTGAAATGTCACGAATTTATTGATAGGGGTGTTCCCTCCTTGTTTTTTTTGTAGTTATGTTGGGGGTTTAGAAACGCGAAAAACAGCGGTTATTGAGGGTTGAGGGAATGTAATTCCTTGACAATATGGCCGATCACTTCCGCACACTGGGGGACAACTGCGTTGCCTAGGGCTCTAATTCTGTCCATCCGGTGGGGAAGCCCATCATCTGCTCTAGGAACCGGGGATCCGGGCTCCCTCCGGCCAATGTCCACAAACTCGGTTTGCCCTTCAATCGGTACTCTTTCCGGCCATCGTGTGGACATCCATTGTTTGAGGTCCCGTAACGGGTGGCGGTTGGTGTGGGCAATAACGAAGATTCTACCGCGGCGATGGGGAGCGCCAACATAGCGCGCTTCAAGTTGGACAGGAAACGTTTGGTAACCTTGCTCTTCCAACCGCTGGCCGATGGTTTCAACCCATCGCCTAGCGTTGCCTGCTGTGTTTTCAATGACAACCCATGTTGGGTTGAGCTTGAAAACAACTCTTTCAAACTCATACCAGAGGCCACTCCTAGCGCCAGAAAGGCCACGTCCTTTAGGATTTCCACTTGAGATATCTTGACACGGGAAGCCCCCGCACAAGAGATCGACATTTCGTGAATGATCATCTGGGAATCGTCTGACATCCTCAAACCTCTCAACATCCGGCCAATGTTTCTCCAACACTCGCCTGCAAAATGGATCAATCTCAACTTGCCAAAGCACAGGACCCAGCCCGGCACGTTCCAATCCAAGCTCTAAGCCACCGATACCTGAAAACAGCGAGCCGATTGTCAACATTTCAACCTCTTCACATCATCCTTGCTCAACCAGTAACATCCGCCGGCATCAACACGCACATATTGCAGTTTGGAGGGCCTCCCGCGCCTGAAATCCCTGCACCATCGCCGGATTGTTTTGACGTGCACACCGAGGAGCTTTGCAGCGTTACGGGGCGATATTTCACCGGGTTGCCGTGACATCAGTATTGATCCGGGTCCCCGCGTGGTCGAAATCTCAACGGACGTGGGCTCATCTCCTCCCGCCTCCGTTTCTCCAACTGATCCTTTGGCGTCCGAGTTGTTTTCTGTCGGATTGCTGCCATGCTCATTCCAGAGAATGCTCTCATTTTCAAAATTCCAATTCTGTAGCAGGAACACGCGATCCCTTCCGTAATGTCCCTGTGCATTTTGTCACGCTTCCGATCCTCAACCTTGCGCTTACCCTCTTTCGGCGCGCCTCTCTTCACTCCCTTGAATTCATCTTTGATTGCTTTCACATCTTGGAGCAAAATTGTTTGCCTGAGAATTCTCTCCTCCAAAAGATCCCAACCGGTTTGAGACTCGCTACCTCCACCCTTCCAGGTTTTCACCTTGCCAACCCATTTCCCCGATAGCTTCCGGATGTCTCGCATCATCTGCACAGGCCATTGAGCCTCAAGGCCCTTGTCTTTTTTTACGGCTCCCACCTTGGTGTCCACTTCAAAAATCTGGAGGTTAGGATACAAGGGCAACAGGTTCTCGAGATAGCGCTTGACCTCATTTCCATCGATGTACTTTGCTTTGGTATTGACCCCTGGCCACCAATACTTCAGGTGTGAAAGGTAGATATGCTCCCAAGGGAACTCTGACTCAGGATCCTCAGCCAAAATCACAAAAGATGTTTTTTCAACCGACGTTGAGGTATCGAGAAACCCAACACATTTGTTTTTGCATCCATCTTCATTGGTGAGACTGCGATCACAAACTCTTTTCACGTCAGAGGGACTAACCACGTCATCACCCCGCCTCAATCGGTGTCCTTCAGCCTCGACACCTGCAAATGCCTTTGTTGACTCCAACGCACCGAAAACCTCGGAGACTGTATCAACCATTTTGACAGAAGTGGAAGGATTGAGAGTCTCTTTGGTTGCAAACAC